AAGGTGCCTCATGATATGGTATGTATGGCTCTGTCATCAAAGCAGGAAAGTGAAATTGATATATATAATTTAGGTTTTCCTAGACATTGTACTCCAGATATCATGTTCAAACATGAATCAACTATTAGAGCTTGTGAAGTTAAAACTTACAGACTAAATTCTGGTATCATGAAAAGTGCTGATCAGGCGTTAGCCCAATATCCAGAGATTAATGACTTGATCTACATATCATGCTCCTCAAATAAAATTGTTACAAACTTGACTCTGACTGAAAATGAAGTTGAACATATATGTATTGCTTATAGATTAGGAACATCTGCTATAACAATTGCATCTCATAAGGGAATCAAATCAAGTCGACAAGTTGATTTAGATCTTCGTCTCAAAACAATTAAGAGATCATTAATGGAAATTAAGTGTCACAAAGAAGATGATGATTTACACATTTCTCAGAGTGATTTTATTATTGACGACATTTTGAAGAGTGAAATAAGAGAGAGTAGAGAGGAAATCTTAAGTTTGGCAAAAAATAGCATTTTGTCTAAGACTCTTACTACAAATTCTGCATTGCATAAAAATGAAATTAGGAGAGCAAAAGATTGGTTCTTAAAGAAAATTGAAAATGAAACAACCAATTCTCATTTGTACAAACCAACATCAAAAATTCCATCCATAATCAAGTTTCCCTTTTTCTCTATGACTGGACACACTGATGGGTCAATGTCAGATTTAACAATTGAAGACCACAAAACACCTTATCATTCTCTTTGGAACGCAGTTTTTATGGTAACAAAATGTTCTTTCACAAAGTATCAGGCAGAAGAATTCTTACCTCAAGAAAAATTTGAAGACAAGACAAAAGAAACTTTTCAAAAAATCAATAAGATGAGATCTTCAAAGTACAAAATATTGCCTCATATCACTGAAGCAGATAGAGTCATGTTATCAACTATGGGCATTGAAGGCAAGAAATATAAGAATACTGAGCAAAAGATAGAATCTGATAAAGAGTCTAAGAAATTTGTTCCTTTTGTTACGGAAACAATTCAAGTTGATAATTTCCTTGAGTCATATAAGACATACTATGAAGAGAATGCTTGTCCTTCTCTTTTATCCAAACACTTTTTAAATCTTCACAATCAAGCCAGATCATTGAGTCAAGACTTAAAGGTAGATTCTAGTCTTGAAGAGGTTAAAGCTTTTTCAACAACGCCAATTGGTTCTTTCTCTATGATAATGTCTATGATTTTCCAAGAAATTAACTTGAGTCTGACTAGCAATGCAAAAGGCAAAGAGTTCATTTTAAAGAAAATGAATAATTTACCTATTTTGTTGTTGATCAAACCC